ATGGCTATATCAGATAGTTACCTGAAAGCGTGCTTAAACAAAGAGCGTGAGAAAGTGGAGGAGAAGGCCGACCGAGATGGCCTTTGGGTACGCGTGTCCAAAAAAGGCACTGTAACCTTCTTCTACCGATACAGATTCCTCGGAAAACAAGACAAGATGACTCTTGGCAGCTACCCAGCACTTAGCCTCAAAGCTGCACGCGATGATGTTGAAAAATGGGCTTCTGTGCTGGTGGGCGGTGACAATCCAAAAGTTAAGCGTGACCTGGAACGAGGGAAGATCTCCACTCGATATACTTTCGAACAATTATTCCGAGAGTGGCACGGCATAGTATGCATCCAGAAAGGCAATGAGGCTCAGGTACTGCGCTCCTTTGAGATCCATGTATTCCCTCGTCTGGGGAAATACCCGGCGGCTGATATAACAGTGCATAACTGGCTAACCATTTTGGACAATCTGGCTAAAGCCTATTCCGAGGTGACTAGGCGGATCATCAGCAACGGGAAGCAGTGTTATTCTTGGGCAGTGAAGCGCCAGCTTCTGACAACAAATCCACTATCAGAGCTAACGGGGCGAGATTTTGGTTTGAAAAAAGGGATGGGTAAGCGAACACTTTCGAGAGATGAAATTGCGTTATTTTGGAAGGGGTGTGATGAGTGTCGAATGAGCGAGCGTAACAAGATCATGCTCAAGCTCTGCCTTTTCTATGGTTGCCGTATATCTGAGTTACGGCTGGCCAAGAAACAACATTTCGATTTTGAGGAAGGAGTGTGGACTATTCCGCCCGAAAACCACAAAACAGGGGCGAAAACTCAACGTGCGATTATGCGACCTATCATCGCGGACATTGTGCCACTTATCAAAAGAGTGATATCACTTGCTGAAGGCGAGTTTTTATTTTCGAGCAAAAAAGATGGGCCTATGGGATCGGGAAACCATCTCAGTCTTCCGGCCAATCTGCGTTTGTTTATGATTAAAGCGTATGACGTGAATGTCCCTCATTTCACCGTGCATGACTTGCGCCGCACAGCCCGTACCAACTTTTCCGATCTCACTGACCCACACATTGCTGAGATAATGCTGGGTCACATGCTGCCGGGGGTGTGGGCTGTGTATGACAAACATACTTATTTAGATGAAATGAGGGTGGCGTATTCGAAGTGGTGGGCAAGGCTGATGAGCATAACTGAGCCTGACGTCGTTGAGTTCAAACCCCGCTCCGCTGGGTAAATCTGCCTCTATTGCTACGTACCGCGTGGAGTGATGCCAGCGGCTTATCTCGCTCTATTTTGGTTTCTGCCTCCTGCCAAGCAATGACCTTATGGCGATACCACTTATTCGGTGCGCCGACCGCAGTTATGTCCGGTTCAGGGAATGGGTTGTTTTCTGGGGTTCTTTTTCGATATCGTTCGAGAGTTCGTGAAGAGAAGCCCAGTTCACTGCAAATTTTAGATGTTGTCATCCAGCTATGATCGTTCATGATTACCTCTGCTATTTCCCTTCGCGCACCCGATGAACCTCACAGTTAAACCGCAGCCATGCCGGTGGCTGCTTAGGCCAGTAGGGCGCGATTTTCACTGCGTGTTTATCGAGTAGTTGTCTGAAGGTGAATTTGTTGGTGGGTGAGTCGAATTCGTTTAGAAGTTCTCGGGCTGTACTGCGGAGAAGGTTTTTCTGGATGCTGCCGGTATCAGCGACAGAATGCATTTTATCTACCCCAATTACGTGCTGCAGCGTTGACACAAAAATCGATGCGGATTTGCACCCACGCAACATCAACCGCCCGAGCTACTTCGAATGCTTTAAGCCAAATGCTGGACGCATCAGCAAAGTGGCCGCGACGTTCCGCCTCAGCGGCCTGGTGTGCCAAGTTTTTATATCCTAATGTCATGATAATGCTCCGGTGTTAGTAGGCTCGCTGGTGGGTTGCAGTAGAAAGCAGTTGGTTGAACCATCGAACTCGGTTGATGCAATCAACAACGCACTTCGGCTCATCGTTTAACCATGCTCGTGGAACAATTTCAGGCTCACGATTGCGGATGCGTGAATAACGTTTGTACTCAGGATCAACGGCAAGAGCTTTTACCAGCCTGCCACTGTTTTTTGTTTCAATAACATCCACTTTCACAAATCGTGAAGTCGTCATGGACTGCCGGATCGAGGTTACTTTTGTCTCTGTGATGTCAGCATCAGGGAAGTTCACCTGCAGCAAAGAGATATGCTGCTCTCGGGTGTAGTGCCCACCGTCTTTAATCAGCCATTCAATTATTTCAAAGTTGCTCATTTCAGATCCTTATTTGGGTGTTATAGCGCTCATGGCTCATCACTTCCCATGAGTGGCCGTTGTCTTTTGAGAGCAGACGCCAGCAACGGGCCACTGGCAGTGTTAAATGGTTGTGTTGGTAGGTTCGTGCCGGTGTCTTTTTGCCAGCTTTATAGGCGCACAGAACCCCCTCAGCTTTGATGCTGATTCGTTGCGGAATTCGAGGTTTCATTTTTACCGGTAGGAAGATTATTTTGTTGTTGGTGCCCAGCAGATTTTTTTGATATCTGGGCGACGGACGCGCTCAACTGCCTTTTCTTTTTCCAGCTTCTGTAACCGCCGGTGGATGGCTACGCCGGTCATTCCTTTGAAGCCTGCACAGCGTAGAAGGTTAGCGACTGAATCAGGAGTAGAACCGGTTGTGCTGAGCCTTTCGAGTATTTCGTTATCGTCTGGCATTAACTGCAATTTATTGTTCCTCTTAAGTTAATTTGAAATCGTCATCAAATGCAGTAAACCCACTTTCTGCTCTTTTCATTGCGAAAATGAAATCGATACCTTCAGCCAGGGACGTGGGGCGCTCTAAGCCGAATATGAACGCATCGTGATATGTTCGACCGAGCCAGTATCCGCCGCCGTACTCCTTGAGTCGCTGAAAGAAAACCCAACGTCCTTCTCTGATATAAGTGATTGTTTCACCGCGATAGACGACGTCAAAGCCGAGGTCTTTTGAACCCATGATATTCACCATTAAAAATACTGTGTATGTATACAGTATAATTAAGAGTGAACGGGAGTCAATTCCCACCCTCCGGCGCTGCTGCCAGCATTGCGCGAGCCTGCCATGCTAACCATGCGGCGTTTTTCGCAGGAATCCCCGCAATTGGCAGATTATCTTCGTTATTCCAGGCATTGAAAGCTGCTCGCTCATCCGGCACTACTGGCGCACGTGTAAGCTCTGGGTTTACAGCTGGCGCTGGCGGGGCGGTGTAGACAATACGATATTGGTTTTTACAGAAGTCGTCGTATGTATCGCGCCAGATTCGCTCATCAGCATCGTACCAACCGTCATCATCCCAAATTTGATATATTGGAGTTGCTGCCACCGCCTGCGCCTCCCGGTTAGCCGCCCGTACCATATCGATCAACTTGCGGATTGTTGCGCCTGTGCCGCCAATATCTTCCAGTTTGCAAAGCAATTCGAAGCTGGCATCCTGGTCATCGCCTGTAGCCTCTGCGTGCACTGCAGCTTCATAAATTTCCTGCATCGCCTGAGCCGTTAGTGTCTGTGTCATCTACCCATCCCCTTAACCTGCTGTTGAGTGAACTTGATTAGGGAAATCGAGAGTGTATCCCCCAAAATCGGCACCAACTATCGACGCTGCTCTGCACCACTCACCGCCGTTTTGTTCCTGCTCGTTATCGATATCATCTGTACGCGTGGCGTCGATAACACCGATAAATGCATCGCCGACAGTGTAGAACCCCAACCTGTTTGAAGGGCAGCGGTTCAGCACCTCCTGAAACTCTTCCAGCCATTTCTTTTCTGCTTTGGTTAGCTTTGCCATCACTTCACCTCTGACTTTTTGCATGATGCGAAAACTTGGCGGGCGGCAGTTTTGCAATTTTCGCAAGTTACATCGCCTTCAAATTCTGCTGTCCAGTTACCAGCATCACACCATCCGCAAAGCGTCGTATGGGTGTTAGCTCCCGGAAGGTGGTTCAGGCCATCCCCTTCATCCACTGCGCTATCAAGCATCGTAATAACGGTTGCCATAGCTACTCATCCCCCACGACGTTGAACCCTGCCAGCCGAACGGCACGTTTAGCCAGAGTAATGGCATCCTCGAACGCTTTTTCTTGTTCCGTCCAATAGCCATTGGTTTTCGGCAACCGCACCGGCGTAGCCAGCTTGGCGCGTAGGCGACCGACAGTGAGCGCCAGACTTTCGTTCTCTGCATCACGTTCTTTCGCATACTGCTTATAGCTCTCCAGCTCTGCCAGCAGGGCGGATACGTAATCTTGCGAGTAGAGTGGCTGGAAATCGTGACGACCATACAGATTGGCTTTTTTGGTTATCGATGCGTGATCAACGTCGTTGGCGTCTTTGAATGCCCACGCAACCGGCTTGCTCAGTTCGCTCAGCTTATTCATGGGTTTTCCCTTCGATAATGGCGATGCTCAGCACGATTTCACGTCCATCTTTCAGCTCATAAACCTTGCTTTTTTTCGTGTGGTACAGATGCTCCGCAACCGCCGCGCACGCCATATCGGTGACGTCTGTTTTTTGCCCAACCCACTGGCACTTGTCGGTGTTCAGCGTGCCGTAAAAAATAGAACCGCTCAGCGGGCTGGCGCCCATCGTTTTTACTTTGCTCATGATGCTTTCTCCTGGGCTTCAGCCCGTCAAACTTCTAGCGAGAGCTGAGGCGTAAACCTTTCAGCCTCATCGTTGTATTCCAGCGCACCCTGACTGTTGAAAGCCTCTATGCGCTCAGCTATGACTGCGGCGCGGGTTTCTTTCGATGCCGGTGAATAGGTTCCTTGCCATTTCTTATCGATGCCAATATTTCGCGCTACATTTGTGCTATCAGCGCTGGCAAGTGGCAATTTAGTAAATATCAGCGGATTGAGCATGCGCAGGCCATGCAGTTTAGTGATCGGCTGGCCGTATGCGTCAACTACATGCCGAATGATGTCTTTCATCCGAGTTACTGCCAGCGTTGGACGCTTTACGTCATATTCACCACAGCTGCCGATCGCCACTCGCGGATATTCATTGCAAAGCCGAATAAACCGGTCATCGCTTTCGTTCATGTGCCATACAGGCACACCGAAGAATTTTCCGTGCGGCCACTCGCCAAGCAATACATCGTTCTCCGCTGCGCCCCCGTCGATCACATCCGGGATAATCGCAAAGTCGAAGCCGGGGTGATTCTTCCAGCGCTCCACAAACGCGTAATAATCAGACCAGTCGATTTTGTTTTTCCCTGCCGCTTTCCAAGCACTGAATGCACCGTTATCGATGGCGAATGACTGACAAACTTCAGCAGCAAGGCCGAGCTGTCCGTTGTGCACGAAAGAGATAAACGCATGACGCGCCCGCCAAGCCTTCATTGCGCATGTATCTGGAGTAATAGGGCCGCCGTGGTAGTGAATCATAAAGCCTCCTCACAACCGCCTAACCTGAGATTCCATGCCTCAACTGCTCCATTAAAATCATCTGCTTGTGCGCCACGGGCTCCACACGTGCACTTGATGAACGATATGCCGTAAGAATCTTCATATAACTCTGGTTTCTCACCACTACAAAACGGGCAGGGCTTCAGTTCATTTGCTGGCATCACTACCTCCCACGCGACGAAACTCGATCACCCAGACCCAGGGGTTAGCGTTCCAGCTTTCCTCCCCGTAGATGGAAGCCCACAGCGGCCCGAACCAATCAATGTTGAAATGCTTGGTGCCACCCTCGGCGATAGCATCTGCCTCGCTGATATCCTGCAACCGCTCGACACGCACGGCGGTGATTTCCAGCATGATTCTACTGGCCCAACGCGGCATGTGGATTGATGGTTTCCATCCGTAGCGCAGGTTGTCGTCTGCGTCGTAATATTCCGGAGCCATGCCGCCATCAGCGCGATACTCGCAGAATTCCGGGTGCTCAAATTTGGATGTGTCTTCGAGATAGGCCTCCATCTGGTCGAAGTTGAACAGCGGCCCTTGATATGCTTCCCGTACCCACAGCCGATCGCCTACCTGGCCGAATGGGCACAACCCGTACATGGGCGCATCCATGACGTGCGTATAAATCCCGTCTTTGGTTTTGGTTTGCTTCTGCAGTGGAATACAGTTATCAGCGCCGACATTGGCTATAACCCGGCGCGTCTGGGTCTTGCGGCCTGATAAAATTGCTCTCACCATCTCACCGTTAAAAATCACTGGGCGCTCTTTCATTTGGCCTCCCGCAGCTCACGCGTTAACTGAGGAATGAACGCCCCTTTGTAATTGATTAGGCGGTCAATCCAATAACTAGAGCTTTTATCGTTGGCATTGATCCGCTTTGCCAATTCATCACATAGCTCGAAAGGTAGGCTGTATGTAGGGACTATTTGGGCCATCCCAGCCATTTTTTCACCGAATGATTGGGAGAGCTTGAGCGCATAGCATTTGTGAATAATCGAACGAGTTACGGTTACGTTGCTCATTTTGCCTCCCGCATCTGCTTGGCCAGCGATTCAAGCGCCATAACAGGCACGCCAATTTGTCCTGTTCCTTCGAACTTATTTAGAAGATGAGCGATGGCCTTCTCAACTCCCCGCGCTTCGATAGCTGCAAGGGCGACGTCAGTTTCTTTTGCATCTGAAATCCACATTTCAATTTCTTCCGCTGGCTGATTCGCAAAGTCCCATGAATATAGAATTTCAGGCCCTGCATCTTGAGCTATTAACGCCGTCGTATAGATACAACGCAGTCCTTCAATCAGCGCCGCATTCTCCACAGCCAGGGCATCGCGCTCAGCCTTCAAAGCTGCGATGTAACCATCACGCTCGCACACAACGGCACTGAAAAACTCTTTTGCGGACTTATCAGCATTGCCGGTGAAGATGATCGGCCCCCCGTCGGAGGGGATAATTAACCAAGGCTTTGCATTAGAGTTAAGGCACTTAATCATCGCCAGCTGCCTGTGTGGGGAGTTGTTGCCGATACTCGTTGAGGATCTTGTTTATCTCCTCTCTGGTTCCCGGCGAGAGCAGTAACACGTCACCTTCTTCCCTGAGCATTGGCGAGGCGTCGTAAAGCAGTTCGCATAATCTGCGTGCGCGAGTGGCGCTAAAGACAGTGTTGGCAACTGAGCGCGTAACCCGTTTTTTTCCGATTTTCTTGGCCTTCTCTACGTCAGCAGAAAGGGCTTCACCCGCCTTTGAGCCATGGCTATCTAAGCGGTCAATTATGACGTCGAGTGATATTTGTTCGGATTTTGCGAGGGTTTGCACGTCGTGACTTGCTTCGATGAAACGAAGTAACTTATTGATATGTGAAATACTTCTGCTTGTTTTGGTTGCTATTTCTGACGCAGTGAGGTTGAAAGCCAATAGCTTTTTAACGTTATTGGCCTCTTCAAAAAATCGCAGCTTAAGCCCACGATCGCTACTCATGACTCTCGCTTGCTGGTCAACGTCATTCCCCTTGCATGGGGTTATGTGGATCCAGTCAACAGGTTCACCTTCGCTTTGAAGCCTTCTGTTAGCCAACGTCCTGCGATGCCCTTCACGAACCCATACACCTCCCTCATCGCGCGGGACAACTTCAATTGCAGGAACTGGCCCAGCATTTTTCATGTATTGATAGGTGTCTTCGTTTCCTGCGCGAGTGTACTCATCGTCCTCGCGTGAGTTAAATCCTTCCTGGATGAAGATATTTTTTAGCTGAATATACATTCCATCATCGCGGCGCTTGATAGTGCCGTTTTTGATCATCTGCTTAAATGAATTAGCCATCAGTTATTCAACCTCTCCGTGGATTGTGCTTTCGCTGTGGTGCTGCAGGCGGCTGCTAGAAGGGTGTGTGATCGCATAAGTCAGGACATATGCTGTGCCGTCTCTAAATCCCGTCCAGCGTGCGCAGGCGCTAACTATTTGGCCCTGAACATCCTTACCCCGGTGATCGGCGTAATTCACGATGGTGCCAATGTGGTAACGCGGTTCGCAAAGGCTCGGCGGGAGAGGTTTCTTTTCCATGATTAACTCCAGACAGCGCCAGCAGTGAGCAGGCACAAGGTAAAAATGAGCAGGTATAAGAGATGTTTACCGTGGTGACGTTTAGGGGCGAAATCGCCCCCTGTGAGGTCGTGTTTATGCTGAATACGTGCGTTTAGGCTTACCATGCTGGCCTCCGCTGCTGAACATGAAGGCGGCGACGCAGCGTTTTGATTTCGTTGCGGACTATGTAGAAGCTGGAGCAGGTACCCGCACACACCAAAATGCTGACGTTTTTATATCTACCTCCCTCCCAACGTTGGATAGTCACGAATTTGAGGCTGGTTCTATCGCGTAGCTTTTGGCAATGCTCGCAAGTGGTTTCAGTAATGGTTTGCATGACATGTCCTCTCAATGAAATTTACATGGTTAAAGGCACTGCCTGAGTTGATGCACGCGCTCGGTTTCCCTACGGTTCCAGCACACTGGAGCAGGGCAGAGCCTTTATTGATGTAAAAAAGAGCCCCGGCTAGCGGGGCAAACTGGAAGTGAGGCGGAGTGTTGTGGTGTCAGGAGTTGAACCTGTGGTGGGGAGGAAGCCCACCTATCACCGGATAACCACAACGGGGAAAACACTGACTGAATGCTCTCCACGTTGTGCGCCGGTATTACCCGGCGATGCAGATTCCAATTACTGACCAGCAGGCGACGCAGAAGACAACCACGCCAAGCCAGACGATTTGATTAAAGGTCATGATTGCCTCGGTGCGCCCCGTAGGGCGCGGTGGGTGTTATTTGGTTGCGGCCAATTCTCTGGCGTAACCCAGGAATCGCCGTGATTCTTCAGGCGTTATACCTTTCTCCGGCCATGCTGCTGCCTTAGCGTTGTTGCGCAGTGACCGACGTATCCTGCGGTAGTCAAATTTGCCAGATGGGCGACGCAGGCCGGAAAGGCGTTTTTCTGATTGCTGTAATTTCATCGTGTAACCCTCTGCTGTTAGTCTGCGATCTGGCGCGAGAGCCAGCGCTGTGCGCCAGCTTTACTTTTGAATGGCTTGCTGCTTTTGGTGAACGTCATTGCGGTAAACGTGCCGTCGTTGTTAGGAAAAACGCCGGTTTTTACTGTTTCGTTGTTGCCCATATCGTGAGTAGTGTTCATCGTGTTACCCCTCCAGTAGAACTTATGCCTGTCCGCCGGTTGCTCTCGGCGGCAGGGTAAATCTACTCGTCATTTTCAGGCTGATTGATGCGTTAACCGGTCGCCAGCCGGAACTGCGTGATGCTTATCGCCACCTTTCCCTCACTCCGTCGCAGGGGGAACTTGGCCCTTACCGCTGATGCGGCTGGCCGTTAATTGCGGTCGTCCCGTTTATTCACTACATGATCCCGTCCTCCAGTTGTCTGCCTGTTCACATGCGGGGTCAGGCTCCCGTGCTTAAGTCCCACGCACCCGTCATAGCCGAAGCTGATAAGTGCGCAGGGTGTAAAAGATATTCCGCCACCCAACTCTGTCCGCCGCATGCCTGCCGTGCCATGCCCCCGTAAGGGCCGGGGATCCGCAGGGTGCTGAGTTATGCAGATCTCTCTGCTCAACGCTGGGTGACTAAACCTGATTGTTAAAGAGCGTCCCGGTGGTTTGGGGTGACGTTGTTGCTGTCGATGGAATTAATAATAGCCATGAGTATATTTAATAGCAATAGGTATTGATTGTTGATTAATAGCTATAGTTATAATTTGTTGTTTCGAAAGTGAATTTAGTTGATAAAAATTGGTGCAGTGGCTTTGCGTGTGGTGTTTTTGTGGGGAGGCTGGCAGGACAAAAAGAATTGATTTTCTATAGAAAAGAGTTAATTATGAAAACAACTGTATATATAAACAGTATTTTTTAAGTTAAGGAATTTTTGCCCCGGGGGAAGTATGGTTGAGATATTGGTGCGTAGTTCTACAGGGGTTTATAAAGCGGAAACCCTGCAAGAGCAGGGTTTGAGTGATTACATTCTGAAATCTCGGAGTAGTAGAACTACGACTCCAATCAATGAATCAGACGTTAATTCTATGAGCGGCACGCGGGAATCATCTACAGACAAGAAGCCGAATGTCCCACCATCAAGGAAGCGATAGGCTGATACTGAACCATTGACTTTAGCCAGAACCAAATCGCCAGTGCCAGGAGTGATATTTGAATCAGCTATGACAATAGAACCTGCTGGGGCTTCAGAGCATCCGCTATTTCGCTTGAGGATATAAGCCCTCCAAGATGATAGCGGCTTACCTTTAGGTGAGATAACGTAGTCATCTGTTTCGCCATTTTCATCCCAGACCGGTATTTGACTTGAGCGATCAAGCCTTGGCGCAGGGGGGCTATCAGCACCGGTCATCTCACCAACGCCATTAGCCAGCCAATCGACATTTACGCCAAGAGCATTTGCGATATCGACCAGCTTACCTGATGTCTTTGCCTTCCCTTTCGTTAATCGCCAAATCGTAGGTTGAGCAACACCTGATGCCTCAGCAAGAGCTGCTTGAGTCATGTTGTCACGATAAACCATGGCCTGGTTAAGGCGTTCTGCAAGTGTCGTTTTCATACGGGCAAATTTATAGCCGTGCGTATTAAGCGTCAAATTCGAATTGCTATTGCTTATTAAAATACTCATTGCTATTATCCGTGGTGATTAATACGTTTAAGGATTAAGTGATGAACGAAGCTATTCAAAAGGCTGTAAGCATCGTTGGTAGCCAGCAAAAACTTGCATCTCTGTGCGGAGTTAAACAGCCAACAGTTTGGCGCTGGCTTCATGGCGGCGGCATCGATGCTCGTTACGTAAAACCAATAGTTAATGCCACTGGCGGACAGGTTAAAGCTGTTGAGATTCGTCCTGACCTAGCCGATCTGCTGGATGCACGCTGATGAGGGAATTATCAATGGGAAACAATGCAATAGCACGCAAGTCAGAACTACCGAAACTCAAGCCAGTTGAAATGGAGGGCTTGATTCTCAATCGCCTTTCGTCTGTTGGGCAAAAGCCAGTGGCGGATGCAATCAGCGTAGATGAGTCGACGCTTAGCCGGTGGAAGGGAAAGGGTGGCCACATTGAGCAATTTTGCCGACTGTTGACGGAGTTGGGGATCCAGTTGGCTCCACCAGGAGCGGTTCTAGTCCGTCGTGACTATCTCTTTTCAATGGAAACGCTAGCTGAGATTGGAATGAAGGCTGAGCGCATGCGGCCAGAGCCGCTGGGATGGGACTAAATGGCCTGGGACACTTTTGTTTACGACAACATCAAACGCCAGCTGGTGGCTGAGGGATTCAGCGAAGCAGTGGCTCAGGGGGGGGGGCAAATCATGGTGCTGATCACTATCGCCGCATGTCGCAGGCGAGTCGCAAGGGGATGGCATTCGACGACTGTCTCACCCGTGCAAGGCAGTTTTCGCTTGCGAGCTGTACGAAGGAAGAAAAGCCAGAGAAGGCGGGTAAGAAAGCAAAAAGCCGAACAGTTGCAGCTGCTCGGCAATCACTTATCTAACTAGGGGGATGTCATGAACTTTCAAAGTAAGCAAAGCGAAGTTGGTATGACAAACCACAGCCTGATTATTGCAAACGGTTCGGATTCTGGCAACAGCCTGACGATGAGCAGTCGTGAGATCGCTCAGTTGGTTGAATCAAGGCATTCCGATGTTTGCACTGCGATAGAAAGGCTGGTTAGCCGTGGGGCTATTTCAGGGTATACGGCAGTGCCGTACACCCACCCACAGAACGGCCAGCAGTATCGCGAGTATCAGGTAAACAAGCGGGACAGCTATGTCGTTGTAGCTCAGCTATCCCCTGAATTTACTGCACGCCTGGTAGACCGGTGGCAGGAGCTTGAGAACCGCTCCTCTATTCCACAGTCCCTACCGGAAGCATTACGCATGGCGGCAGATTTGGCGGAACAAAAACTAAAGCTTGAAGGGCAGTTGGCTATAGCTGCTCCAAAGGTCGAATTTGCTGATCGGGTTGGAGAGGCTAAGGGCGTCCTGATTGGAAATTTCGCCAAGGCAATCGGCATAGGTCAAAACAAGCTCTTTGCGTGGATGCGTGATTCTGGGGTGCTGATTTCGGTAGGCGCACGCCGCAACGTTCCCAAACAGGAGTTTATGGATCGAGGTTACTTCACGGTTCGAGAAACACCGGTAATGACCCACCACGGCATACAGATTTCATTCACCGCGCACATCACTGGCAAAGGTCAGCAATGGCTAACGCGCAAGCTGAAAGAATCTGGTGAGCTTCCTGACTTGCTGGCGAGTTAACCATGAGCCAATCCGTCCAATTAAACCGAATTTATCTCGATGCTCGCGGTAATCGCGTGACAGTCGTTCGGTGGGATCGGGCTGCTCAGCAGGTGGTTTTTATGCGAAAGGGCTACCCGTATGAATGCATGCAGCCACTTGAGCGATTTAAAGAGAAATTTAAGCGAGTCGAAGTATGAGCATGAATCTGATGGCGCAGGCTATGAGCATAAAAGTGGGCAACCCACTGCGCAAGCTGGTGCTGATCAAGATAGCCGACAACGCTAACGACAAGGGCGAGTGCTGGCCTTCCTATCAGCATGTTGCTGACCATTGCGAGTGCAGTAAAAGCGCTGTGCGGACGCACATTGAGGCATTGATTAAGATGGGATTAATCACAAAAGAGAACCGCTTGGGCGTTAATAACGGCAAGGGGAATACATCGAACCTTTATTACCTGACGCTGGACACCCCTGTGTCGCCAGAAAGCATAGCCCCCTGTGCCGCCAAAAAGCATAGCCCTATGCCGTCAAAAAACACAGGGGTATGCCAGCAGGTGACACCCCCTATGTCACCAGAAAGCACACCCCCTGTGCCATCTGCTGGCACCAGAACCAGTCACTCTTCTGAACCTGTCATTGAACCAAAAGAAAAACCCCCTATAGCCCCCCAGGGCGAACAACCTGCGGTGGACACATCGGGCATGGCAGGGGAAGTGCTGGATTTTTTGAATCTGAAAATCAACGGCAAAACACCAAAGCGCGTCAGCACGCTGTTGGAAATTACCGAACGCCTGACGGAAGGGAACACCGTGGAAGAACTGAAGCTGGTGGCAGAACACCGCGCAATCCTGCTGCTGAGCAATCCAGAAATGGGGCACATGCTCAGTGCCAAGATGATTTTTGACCCGGTACGTTTCAGCGGCTACCTGGCTGCGGCCAACACCTGGAACAGCCAGCGTACTCGCAAAGCTGCAATGGCCGATGCTGTCGAGCAACAACGCCAGGATCCGCCTGCTGGTGATATTCCAAAAATTGATTTTGAAGAGTCCTTTGACCGCTTAATCCGTGATGCGGCGATGCCTGCCAACGCTGCCGAAAAACGCGCTCAGCAGCAGGTACGCAAGAACGGTTTTGGAAATGTTGACGAAGGGAAAGCCCGTCAAATGTGGCGACCAATTTTAACCCGCGCCTATGCGATGACCGGGGGGCAGGCTGTATGAAACGAGTTTTCGGTGTTGCTGTTTTACCATTGCTGATCGCTTTGAACCATGTTTGGCGCTGGTGGATGTTGCGTGAGGCCCGTAAATACTGGGCAGACAGAGGCATAAAGCGTCGAGAGGCATTGCAGGAAGGGTATATCACAGAGTGGCAGAAACGGTTCTTCGCGTTTGATTATTACGGTATTCGCGGGATTGTTCGTAAAGCGGCAGGGGAAATTCTATGAGAGCCATAGTGAAGTCCAATGTACAGCGTGATCTGGGTATCGCGATGATCAAGGCGGGTGGTGAGCTGCTGCCATATCTGACTGGCCGAGTGCTGGTATCAACACTGCCGGACGAAATGAAAGACCTCCCAGACGGGATTTTGCCAAAGGTAGAGCATGAGATAGCGAACGATCCGCGTCTGCAGTCATTCTTCCATCATGAGCGCGTTATCGGTGCTGCTGGTGGTATTAACGCAATGGAAGCTTGGGCAACACGCTTCACGGGATGCCAGTACTGCGAAGACGATAAACCACGCCAACTGCTAACGCGTCGTTATGGGCATGCCGCAATGCGTATCTGCTGGGGCTGTGACAACAAGACTGATGGGCATATATCACCAAATCTTGATGGAATAGCGAACGTGAACATGGCTCGCTGGGTGGTTGAGACGGTGAAATGGCGGCTTAAGTCAGAAGGCCAACTGACAATGCCTGAGCTTATTTTGTGGGCAGCTATTTCTGATGTCGTTGACCTGATACCTGATGACATTTCGGCTGACTTACTGCGGTTGCCAAAGCCGGTTTTCGTCTCTGGCCCGAGAAAAGAATCAGACCTGGAGCCAAGAATTTCAGCAACCGAAATCCTGAAGAAAACGGCGATTAAGGTTTTCACAGTTGACCCAGAGCCGCCGAAAGCCTTCATGCTGCGTCCAAAGCTGACACGCGTCGAAGACAGTAAATGGACTCGCTGGGTTAAAGCGCAGACGTGCTGCTGTGGCTGTGGCCGCCGCGCTGATGACCCACACCACATTATCGGACATGGCCTGGGCGGCATGGGAACGAAGCCAAGCGACTATCTGACAATCCCGTTAGCCAGAGACTGCCACCGGAAACTCCATGACAACCCCGACGCATGGGAAGCCGAGCACGGCAGCCAGGCCGTTTTGCTGGCCCAGTTCATGGAATATTCCTACGGCGTGGGGGCATTGGGATGAAGAGTTACAACATAGTCCCGATCCCCAAGCCACGCCAAACACAAAGAGACCGGTGGGCCCAGCGCCCGCCAGTTCTGCGCTACCGGGCATTTTGCGACGAAGTGAGGCTGCACCGGATATCGCTTCCTGAATGCGGCTATCACGTGACCTTTGTTCTACCCATGCCGGATAGCTGGAGCAAGAAGAAACGCACTGAGATGGCCGGGAAACCGCATCAACAGAAGCCAGACAAAGACAATCTGGAAAAGGCGTTATTGGATGCCATTTTTGAGGACGACTGCCGGATCTGGGACGGTCGTGTAACAAAGGTTTGGGGCGAAGTAGGCCAAATAATTATCGGAGTAATAGCATGAGAATAGAGCACGCACTTTTAGCCAGCAGCCCGAAGTCTCCTTCGATTATGAGCATGGCACCGGAAACCAAGCCCCAATCAAAATTGATGATTGGTCAGGACGGGATACAACAGGAACGCAGAGTTGTTCGCGCCTCTCAGGGGCAAGGTGGAGGGCAGGGTGGCTATACCGATGTCATGGTCGCCTTGGGGATCACGCAGTCCAGAGAGGCACAGGGGCTAAGCCTTCTCTATGCAAAATTTAATAAGGACAAATCAGAAAGAGAAAAGGCAATTGAGCGACTGGCTCAGCATGCGATTAAACAGGCACCAAAGCTGGTTGGTAAAGCCGCTGGCAGACAATTGGCACGGTGCATGGTGCTGCTTTCGAAACTGGCAGTTGATGACTTCTGTAGAACGGCAGACATAGAGCGTGCCAGGTGTAGATGTGGTGGTAGTGGTAAAACCTACGACATCGCAGCCACAAAGTCTGAAGGGCAAGTGATTGAGAAGACCTGCGGTAGATGTCATGGAACAGGATTAAAGCCTACTACGACTGCCCCAGCTCATAAGGTAGTAAAAGGGCTTATTCCCACCCTGAGCCAGCAAACGTGGAATAGAAACTGGCAGCGCTTTTATCAGATGTTGATCAGTAAGTGTTACCAAGACGCAGAAGCCGCCGAGATAGTGCTTGGTAGAGTGACTTCCAATTAACAAGGTTAAGTATTTTTGCGGTTATTTTATAAATTTTATCAACCAAGTCTTGCATTATTGAGTAATTTTGGTTAGATTTGACCTTAATGATGGGATTTCAATGCCTACGGGCCGACAAATCACCACTGCCACATTAAAAGAACCCGCCTCTGTGCGGGTTTTTCTGTTTTCAGCCCCAGCCTAAATTCGACACACACCGCATAGCCGACTCGTTTACGGCTGGTGGCTGATCCCTTCCTTCACACAGCACAGCCCGATAACCGGGAGGTGGAGTCATGAAAATGCACCCAGACAATCCAAACCTGCCGTACTGGTGGTCGGCACTGCTCGGCTTCTTTTCGTTGCTGTCGCTGCAGGATTACATATTCATCATTGGCGCACTGATATCGGCCTTCTTCACGATCAAGACGTACTACGCCAAACGGAAAGAGGAACGCGAACGGCTGGCTGAGGAGCGCAGACGCACTCAAATCATGCAGGACTATCTTCACGGCGTATCGATCAAGCCAGAGGGTGAGCGTCCAGCGGCTGTGGAAGTTGTGGCGGAAGCAATGCGCAGAGCTGAGGGCTGATATGGCGATAAGCAAATCTAAACTCAGTGCCGCGATGCTGGCGTTGATTGTTGCAGGTGCCTCTGCTCCAGTGATGATGGCGCAGTTTCAGGAAGAGAAAGAAGGGCAGCGGAATATAGCGTATCAGGATGCGGGGGGAATCTGGACTATCTGCGGTGGCGTGACCGTTGTCGATGGAAAGAAAGTGACCAAGGGTATGTGGCTTACCGCTGAGCAGTGCAAGCGGATTGACGCAGCGGAACAGAGAAAGGCTCTCGACTGGGTAGACCGCAACGTAAAGGTAACTCTGACCGCGCCGCAAAAAGTCGGTATTGCCTCATTCTGCCCGTGGAACATTGGCCCCAGCAAATGCTTCACTTCAACGTTCTACAAAAAACTGAATGCCGACGATCGCCTGGGTGCCTGTGCAGAGATGAAGCGCTGGATTTTTGACGGTGGTCGAGACTGCCGGATCCGTTCTAACAACTGCTTCGGTCAGGTAGTAAGACGTGATCAGGAATCAGAGCTTGCTTGCTGGGGGCTGGATAAATGAGCCGATTAATAGGGGGCATCGTTGCCGTTCTGCTGGTCATCTTCATAGTTCTGGCATGGCTGGCGTTTCACTTTCGCGGTAACGCGGTAGAGGCTAGTAGAAAGGTTGAACAGCTTCAAAGCGACAACAACCTGCAGACAGCTACGATTGCCACCCAGGCGTTTCATTTCCAGCGTGCCAACGAAATCAGCAACGCGGCGAGCCAGTATGGCATCAATACCGACGTAGCCACCCAGGGGAAAGACATTGAATACCGAACGATCCTCAAGAATCAGCCGACGTGCGATCTGGCTGTGCCTTCCGCTATTGCTGGTGGGCTGCTCGACTACACGCGCCGTTTACGTGCCCGCGCAGTGTCAGCCGATACCGGCGACGCTGACTCAACCGGTGCTGGCACCACTACCTCCGGCACGCTGACATACTGTCAGGCGGTATTGTGGATTGACCCGCTGCTTGCGGCATTAGACAAGGCGAACAACCAACTGCTGGAGATACGGCGGCTTGATGAGGGTAGGCAGAAATGACTGACATGGATTTTGTGCTGATGTGTCTTGGGCTCGGATTTGCATTGAGAGTTATTTTTATTGGCAAATGTAGTGGTGGCTGCAAGCGCAACCCGCCGCCTCCTGTCGGACATGTGAGGCCAGCACCGCCACCGTTTCCGCCCAGACCATACTTTTTGGAAAAGGGAGGGCGCAACCCGCCGCCACCGGAGAACTACATCAAGCCAGCGCCGACCCCAGCACCGCCAGTAACGAGCATGGGTTATCAGCCTCGCTGTTGCTGTGGTGCGCGTGGATGTGAATGCAGGCGATGCCCACCACCTAAGCAGCCGTGAAGCATTACAGGTGGCATTCACTGAGTGCCACCGATAATGACTAAGGGTTAAGAACCTGCTGACCCGCCACCAGTAATATTCTCTGGCACGTCGCGCCGTGGGCTATAGAGCGTGTGGTTATCAACAATCCAGCCGTCGTTAATCCATTTAGTGACTTGCTGCGGGTTTACATCCATATGTCGAGCAAAGGCTGATTTGTTACCTCCAAAATAGGAGGCTATGTAATCAGTTAAAGTCATTAGTTGTATCCGTGAATGATATCTTGAACCTTGCCAAGTAAAATTACATATTCTGCGTCATCTTTGTCGATGCTGGTGAAGTCCCCGCGCTCAATGGTGAAAATCTCGCCATTGAAGTTCACGTTTTGGGTTTGTTCTTGGTCAACCATGCTTTTGATAGCTTCAGTTTTCTCTGTAGAAACGTCATATGCGATAGTGATAGTAGTCATTGTCATTCCCTCGTTGAATTGGCTATAGCCATGTGTTGGAATTAATATAATCAAAAAATGATTATCCAGCAAGACTTATTTAATCAATTTTTGATTATGCTATAATCCTCATTAACAGGAGGATCCCATGTCATACAATCTCGGCAATCTGCCAAAAGAAGAAATGGACAAGGTGAACGTAGACCTTGCAGCGTCAGGCGTAGCATACAAAGAGCGCATGAACCAGCCAGTGATAGCTGAGCAGGTAGAGCGAGAGCAGCCTGAGCATCTGCGTGAGTACTTCCGCGAGCGAGTGGCGCATTACCGAGGGGTGAGTAAAACACTGCCCACCGGATCATCTGCCGTCTATCTGCAAATGGCAGAGGCCAACGGCAAGAAATAACAGAACCCGCTACGGCGGGTTTTTTTATGGGGGTAATTCGTGGCTAAACCAGTATTGGAAGAAGTCCATGACCGCCGACCATTCCCACCTCTGCAATTCATAGAATCCCATCAATTAATGCCATACATAGGCCTAGTTCCTGCTAATGAAGTCCATGATTGGATGCATAGCCAAATCCTGAGTGATACCGGGAGCCTGTATAACCCTGACCATTCTCACTTGATTGATGCTGATGTGCGCTTTATGTGGGCATCGTCAGCCTTCGAAAAGAAAGGGCGGCACGTACTGGGGCAGGCGGAGGAAGTTGCTATGCGTGCCGGTGGTTGGCAGAAGGCCAGAATGGAACAGCAGATGCATGAATGGTTTGGCGAGGTGCCGAAGTTCATTATCACGCTGGCGGCTGATTACTGCTCGCAGTGCTCCGATCTGGAGTTCTGCGCTTTGGTTGAGCATGAGCTTTACCACATTGCCCAAGCTACCGACGAATTCGGAGCACCGAAATTCAACAAAGAAGGCCAGCCGGTGCTGAAGCTGCGCGGCCACGATGTTGAAGAGTTCGTTGGTGTGGTTCGCCGGTATGGCGCAAGCGTGGAAGTTCAGGAAATGGTTGATGCGGCTAACAAGCCTGCGGAGGTGGCACAGCTAAACATTGCCAGGGCATGCGGGAATTGCATGCTGCGACTGGCGTAAATTTTGGACAGGTTAGGACGGATGGTGAAATATGGCTGCACTGAAATCAGAGGTAAAAGCCTTCATTATCCAATCACTTGCATCATTTGATTCACCTTCTCAAGTGGTCGACTCTGTCCAAAAAGAGTTTAGCCTAACGGTAACGCGCCAGCAGGTTGAATCACATGATCCAACAAAGGTTAGCGGCAAAGGTTTAGCAAAAAAATGGGTAGATCTATTTAGTATCACCCGCGAGCGCTTCCAGAGCGAAATATCAGATATTCCGATAGCCAACAAGGCTTACCGGTTGCGCGTTCTCGACCGCATGGCTGCCAATACCGAGAAAGTAAAGAACTACGGGATGACTGCTCAGCTAATGGAGCAGGCGGCTAAAGAGGTTGGTGAAGCCTATAGCAATAAACAAAAGGTAGAGCACACCAGCCCTGACGGGAGCATGACGCCGAGGCCAACGACAATCAGACTGGTGGGAGTAGAGCCAACTAATGGAAAGTCAGGTTGATCTACAGATCCCCGCAAAACTAGTACCTGTGTTCGCTACTGAGGGGATTCGTTATCGCTGTGCTCATGGTGGGCGTGGTTCGGCCAAGACGCGCACGTTTGCACTAATGAGCGCAGTAAAAGCCTACCAGGCAGCAGAGAGCGGGTTAAGTGGGGTTATTCTCTGCGCACGTGAGTTTATGAACTCTCTGGAAGAGTCATCCATGGAGGAAGTAAAGCAAGCGATCAGGTCGGTGCCTTGGCTCGATGACTACTTCGATATTGGTGAAAAGTACATTCGCACCAAAAATCGCAATGTCAGTTATGTGTTCTGCGGTCTGCGCCATAATCTCGACAGCATTAAATCTAAAGCACGAATTCTGGTGGCTTGGGTAGATGAGGCTGAGTCGGTATCTGCAACAGCCTGGAAGAAACTGAGGCCGACTGTACGTGAAAAAGGCTCAGAAATTTGGGTGACATGGAACCCGGAGAAAGACGGTAGCGCTACCGATAAACTTTTCAGGAAGAACCCGCCGAAAAGCTCGATGATTGTCGAGATGAACTTTAGCGATAATCCTTGGTTTCCTGAGGTGCTTGAAGAGGAGCGCCTTGAAGACCTTGAAAACCTCGATTACGCCGATTACGCATGGATATGGGAAGGCGCTTATCTCGAAAACTCCGACAAGCAGGTGCTAGCGAATAAGTATGTCGTCCAAAGCTTTGCTGATGACCTGTGGGAGCAAGCCGAACGACTGCTATATGGTGCTGATTTTGGTTTCGCGAAAGACCCGAGCACCCTTATTCGTATGTTCATTTTAAACAGCAATCTGTACATCGAATATGAGGCTTACGGTCACGGTGTCGAGCTGGATGACATGTGGAAATTCTACGCAGGAATTGATGGCGCTAAACCTAAGCAGATTGAAGACTGGAAGGTCACTGATGAAGCTAAGTTCCCCGGCATACCTCAGGCGCGAAAATGGCCTATCAAGGCCGACAACTCACGACCTGAAACTATCAGCCACATCAAGGCTCAAGGCTTCAACATCGCGGCAGCTCAGAAATGGGCTGGTAGTGTTGAGGACGGCATAACCTGCCTCAGAGGCTTTAAGCAGATCATTATCCATCCACGCTGCAAAGAGACGGCGAAAGAGGCACGACTTTACTCGTACAAGACCGATCGGACTACGGGGGAAGTGTTGCCAGTGATTGAGGATAAAAATAACCACTGCTGGGATGGTGTTCGGTATGGATTAGATGGGTACATCAAACACAAACCTCAAACCATGGGAATGATGCTCCCTAAACGCCTTCGGTAATAACCCCACAACGGAATCAACATGAATAAAAACCTCCAACTGGCCGTCAACCACGCGTTGAACGACGCCAGGATTGAGCGTGCCCGTATGGGGATGCTGGGGCCATCTATGGGCCTGGACAATAAGCGTGGCTCAGCATGGTGTGAATACGGATTTCCTGACCAGATTACTTATGACAACCTTTACTCGCTCTATCGTCGCGGTGGTATTGCTCACGGCGCAGTAGAAAAGCTGGTGGGTAAATGCTGGCAAACCAACCCAGAAATTATTGAGGGTGATAAGTCAGACGAGAAGCGCAAAGAAACGGCCTGGGAGACAAAGCTCAAACAGGTGTTCACTAACCGGTTGTGGCGAGCCTTTTCTGATGCTGACCGCAGGCGTCTCGTAGGTCGTTACTCAGGCATTCTGTTGCACATCCGCGACGACAAAGCATGGAACCTCGAAGTAACGAAAGGTCGTGGCCTCGATAAAGTCACGGTGGCTTGGGCTGGCTCGCTGAATGTTAGCGAATGGGATGGTGGGCTCAACTCGAAAACCTACGGCCAGCCGAAGATGTGGCAGTACACAGAGAGCCTGTCGAATGGTTCGACCCGCCGTGTTGATATTCATCCTGACCGAATATTTATCCTTGGCGACTACACCGACGACGCTATTGGCTTCCTGGAGCCTGCGTATAACGCTTTCGTCAGCCTGGAGAAGGTAGAAGGCGGATCTGGCGAGTCATTTCTGAAGAACGCGGCGCGTCAGCTTGCGCTCAGCTTCGACAAAGAGATCGATTTTGGCAGTCTCGCATTAATGTATGGCGTGAGTGTTGATGAACTGCAGGACAAGTTCAACGAAGCGGCTCGCGAGATGAATCGCGGCAACGACGTCCTGATGAGTCTTCAGGGGGCAAATGTAACCTCTCTGGTTTCTCCGGTATCAGACCCCAGCCCGACCTATAACGTTAACCTGCAGACGGCCTCTGCCGGTGTTGATATCCCGACGCGGATATTGGTAGGTAATCAACAGGCTGAGCGTTCGAGTACTGAAGATCAGAAGTATATGAATGGTCGCTGCCAGAGTCGCCGCGGTGATCTGTCATTCGAGATTGAGGACTTCTGCGACAAGCTGATTGACTTGAAAATTATCGATTCAATTGGACTGAAGACGGTTATTTGGGATGACCTCAATCAGCAGACACGCGCTGAACGCCTGGCTGACTCCAAAACTATGGCTGAGGTGAACAAGGCGATGGTCGAAAGTGGTGATGTGGCCCCATTCAGTGGTGATGAAATTCGAACTGCTGCAGGATTCGAGACGGAAGGCGGTGAACCGCTTGGAGAAACAGGGGATGACGAAGAAACCTAAGCCTCCAATACTGCCGAGCAACATCAAAGACCCTACCGGTGTCGATAAGCTTGAACGTGGAGCCATGCGCGAATTTGCAAAGCGAATTAGGCAGATAACAAAAGGCTACATTGACATCCTCAACCGCATCCCTTCCGAACCTGTCGTAAACGAACGCTACACATTCCGCCTCGATCAGGGGCTTCTTTCGATGCTGCTGCAGAACGGCGAAGCCCTGGTGGATGAAATTCTGTTGGAAGGGGGAGAGTTCAACCTCTGGTTCTTTGGGCGTTATGTCTCCGTGGCATATCAGCGTGGCACTGCTCAGGAATATTACAACCTTTCCCAGCAATCCTCTGCTTATGCTGCCGGTCAGCAGGATGTTCCCAGCATCCTATTAAGCGAGTCATATCAGCTTCGCCTGATTCTGGTTAGAGCCCGTGAGTTCGAAGAGATGAAAGGGCTTAGCGCTCAGGTGAAGAGTGACATGGCACGCATCCTGACAGATGGGATCGCCCGAGGGCTAAATCCGCGTGATGTCGCGAAGAACCTTAACGAGCAAACAGGTATCGAAACCCGGCGTGCTAATCGCATTGCCAGAACAGAAATCACCACAGCTCTCCGCCGCGCTCGGTGGGATGAAGCGCAAGATGCAAAAGACCGCTACGGCATTAAAACAAAGCTACTGCATATATCCGCGCTGACTCCCACAACCAGAGCCACTCACGCTGCCAGGCATGCGCATCTATACACGCAAGACGAAGTGAGGGAGTGGTACACGAAGAATGGCAACGCCATCAACTGCAAATGCTCTCAGCTTTCCGTGCTGGTGGATGAAAAAGGGAACCCTCTCACCCCCTCGGTCATCGACAAAGCCAAGCAGACACTCAGTGACATGAAGGAGAGAGGCTACAAATGGGCAGAGGGTTAATCCATGAAAGTTCAAGTTAACGTAACCACGAAGGTAAACAGTCAGGCTATCCGCCGTGAGACGTATAACGGGCGAGAACACCTTATTTTGCCAAGTTACACGCTACCGGCAAACGTCGTCATGAATGATGGGCTCTATACGGCCAATGAGATCGATGCTCATTACGCAGGCCTGGAAGGCACCCTGGCACCGTTAGGGCATCCGCAACTCAATGGCGCGTTCATATCCGCCTTTTCCCCTGAAGGCATTAATCAGGGCCATATCGGCGCATGGAACAGGAACGTTAAGAAATCAGGCAATCGTATTTACCTGGAAAAATGGGTTGATACCCAGACAGCAAATCAAAGCGAGGGCGGCAGGGAGCTGATCGAGCGTGTCGCCGCTATTGAGCGAGGAGAAGACGTTCCGCCGATTCATACAAGCGTAGCGGTTTTTCTTGACCAGTTGGAGCCAAACGAGCAGCAGAAGTCTACCGGTGCCAAATGGGTGGCGAAGATTCACGGCATGGATCACGACGCCATTCTGTTGCATGAGGTGGGCGCTGCGACGCCGGAGCAAGGTGTAGGCCTGATGGTTAACGCTGACCTTGCTACCCCGCTCAAGGCAAACTCTGGCGCTCTGGTGGGTGAGTCCTATCGAGATCGTGAGCTGAGACTTGATCGGGCAGCTAAAGCCCAATTCGCGCCTGGTGAAAATGAATATGCGTGGGTGGCTGATTTCACAGATTCGCAAGTCGTAATTATGCGTAACGGCGGTACCGCGCAGGTTTACGGCTATTCCGCTGAAGGCGGGAAAATCACCTTTGATGCCACCGGAACACCGGTAACACGTCAAGAGTCCTGGGTGGCTATCGTCGCCAACAAAGTTAAATCCTTATTCATTCCGCAGGGGCAACCTGCACCAAACCACCAAACGGAGGGCGACATGCCTTTAACCACTGAAGAGAAACAAGAGCTGATCACCGAAATCGGCAAAGGCCTGGCTGCCAACTTCGCCGATGCGCTCAAGCCGATCACTGAAAAAGTTGATGCACTGCAGTCCAACCATAACCAACTGGCCGAAACACTCACCGCCAACTCCCGCGCTGAAGAGAAAACCAAGCGTGAAGCTGTTGCGAAGATTCATGGCGACGTCGTAGCCAATGCGCTCAAAGGGGACGCTCTGGACGTAATGTTCAAGTCTCTGGGCGAATCCGCTCCTCTGGCTGGAAACTCCGGCCAGCAGCAGCAAGAAACCGGTGCGCCTGTTGCCGATACATATTTCAAATAAGAGGGCCAGCCAATGCCACGTTATCGTCGCGTAAATATCGACGGTCAGTCTCTGTACAAGACCGAAACCCGCACCACTGCTGCGGCACTTCTGCCGGGCACTGCTGCTGTCATCAACGCCAGCGATGAGTTTGCACAGGCAGCCGCGCTTAAAGGCCGTATCTACATTATCGATGTTGCTTACCATCAGGGGCTGAAAATCACGGATGCTGTCCCTATCGGTGACTCCGCTGTAGGCAACTACGTGGAAGAAGGCCGCGAGCTGGCTCTACTGTGCGTGCCTGGTGCGTATAAGAAGGACAGCCCGATCAAGCTCGGCGCGAATGGTCAATTCACTTTAGCGACGGCTGATACTGACTCAGTGATCGGCTACAGCCAGGATGAAGCAACCATTGCAGCCAACACTACCGATTTCATCCGCGTGCGTATGCGCGTTGGCACCGTCGCAGCAGCGCCTGCACCGTAAAAGGAAAATATATGTATTTCTCCAAAGAGACACTGGCTGCAAACAGCCGCCTTGGCGGTCACTGGAATGAGTTGTGGGCAAACCGCAACATCTGGAACGCAAACCACAACTCCATGATTGCCGTAAATCGTGCGCATATGACGCCAGAGATGCTGGCATGTAACGCCGTCGGTGGTTTCGCTCGTGAGTTCTGGGCAGAAGTTGATAACCAGATCCTACAAATGCGCGATCAGGAAGAAGGGATGGAAATCATCAATGACCTAATGGGCGTTCAAACAGTGCTGTCAGTAGGTAAGACAGCCAAGCTCTATAATGTGGTTGGCGATATCGCTGATGATGTTTCAGTCAGCATTGATGGCCAGGCTCCGTTCTCGTTTGATCATACTGAATACGACAGCGATGGTGACCCAATCCCAGTATTCACCGCAGGCTATGGTGTTAACTGGCGGCATGCGGCGGGCATGAACTCCGTGGGTATCGATCTGGTTCTGGACTCGCAGGCGGCCAAACTGAAGAAGGTGAACAAACGCCGGGTCGCCTATTATCTTTCTGGTGATTCCAGCATTCAGGTTCAAGGCTATCCGGCCCAGGGCATGAAAAACCATCGCAATTCCAAGAAAATCAATCTTGGTTCTGGTGCAGGTGGTGCAAATATCGACCTCACTACCGCTACGCAGGCTCAGCTAATTGAGTTTTACGGGAAAGGTGCGTTCGGCACTACAGCTCGCACTAACAAGGTTGCCCAATATGATATCCAGTGGGTGAGTCCTGAAATCTGGGCTAACTATGCTCAGCCCTATGTTGTTAATGGGGTCATTACTGGGACAGTGCTGCAGGCTATCCTTCCATTTGCGCCGGTGAAAGAGGTTCGCCCAACGTTTGCGTTGTCTGGTAACGAGTTTATCGCCTATCAGCGTCGCCGCGATGTTATCTCACCTCTGGTTGGCATGGCTCAGGGTGTCATTCCTTTGCCGCGTCCACTTCCGAACGTTAACTACAACTTCCAGATCATGTCTGCTGAAGGTCTGCAAATCACCGCAGATGATCAGGGGCTGTCAGGTGTTGTTTACGGTGCCAATCTGGCGTAAGGGGTGAGCATGGCTAAGTACGAAGTAATTCGCCCCTGGAATGGCGTAAAACTCGGTGAAGTTTTGGATCTGGACAATCTGCACCCGGCATTGAAATCCAATGTTCGGCCCATGCTTGGTGAGGCTGGTGGTGAGTTGACACCGGCAACCCCTGGAGCGGGGAAAGAAGCCAAGTCTCGGAAAGAGACTATCGCGAACCGACTGACTGAACTGGCTATCGAATTCAAGGGGAACCTTGGCGCGGATCGGCTTGCCGAGTTGCTACCTGATGGCGAACTTGAAAAATTGTTCCCTGCTGAATAACCGCCGCCGCTAAAGGCGGTTTTTTTATGCCCCGTTTCGGCGGGGTAACTCTTTACAGGAATCAGCCATGGTGACTATCGAACAGGCCAAAGAATACTTGCAGTCACAAGGTATCACTCTGCCTGATTTCGTCCTGTCCGCGCTGGTGGAACAGGCGAACAGTATTCAGGAATGCTTGGACGCACATTACCCTGCTTCTACCTCATTGCTGATACAGCTCTATCTGCTGGCTCTTATGGGATTAGGCCAGGGCGATAAGTATATAAGCTCACAAACAGCGCCAAGCGGTGCATCAAGGTCATTCCGTTATCAATCATTCTCTGACCGGTGGAAAGGCGCGGTTAACCTGCTGCGCGGACTCGACAAATACGGCTGCGCAACATCGATAACGCCACCTGATCCAACAAATAAAGCTTTCGCAGGCCTCTGGATTGGGAAGGGCGGCTGTATGTGTGGCGGTAAGTGATGGTGTGGGTTCCGGTAGTTGAACGCCTACCCAAGCCATTTGAGCGCGTTTGGGTAAAAACCGACACTGATAGGCAAACTACAGGGTTCGTGAGCAGTGACGGTAAATGGACAATCAATTGCCCAAAAATCGCAGCTGAGCAGCCATCAGTGATTTGCTGGAGGGAATGATATGTCTTCAATAGCTGATTGGTCGTATACGGCGGAGGCAACTTTCTGGCGGAGCCTTGGCATCAGTGAAGCAGGGGATCCGCTTGGGTGGGCTACACCTGAAATCATTATGTGCGATTACGAAGGTGGGCTATCGAAAAAACTCAGCAATATCGGTTCAGAGATAACGGTAAAAAATACCGTCTGGACAGAGTTCACAGGGGCTAAAGCTGGCGATTACCTGTTTATCGGGAAGTCTACGATCGCAGACCCGATCGCCGCGGGTGCTGATGAGGTTATTCAGGTGGTGCGCTATGCCGATACGTTTGAACGCCTCGCTGAAGACATCGCCATCCTTACGGGAGCGTAACAATGGGCGTAAAGATAAAGGGCATCAAGGCAGCACAGCGACGCTTGGATGCTGTCGTAGAGGATGTTCGGACACGTAAAGCGGTTAGGGCAATCAAATCCGCAATGTTCATTATCGGTGCAGAGTCAGCACTGATGACCCCGATGAATACCGGCACCCTGGTGAATTCACAGTTCCAAGAAACCATGATCAACGGTACGCGCATTACAGGACGCATCGGCTATTCCTCCAATTATGCTGTTTATGTCCACAACGCCAGCGGCATCATGAAGGGGCTGCCTCGACCAAACAATCGCGGTAATTATTGGGATCCGTCTGGTGAGCCTAAATTCCTGACAAAAGCAGCTGAGAGAACTCGACGTCAGGTGGATGACATAATCCGGAAGGAGATGAAGCTGTGACCCCTCCAATGTATCGCCGCCTCCGCGACCATTTCCAAGATGCAGGGCTGACCGCTGGACTCACCATTCAAACGCTGATGTGGAATGACACCGGCAAGTTGTCTGAAGCCTTCATTGTGTTCCGCTCAGGCGGAGGATCTGACGTTCAGCATGACCGTGGTGGTGATTTTTTCGTGATGGTTGATGTAATTGGAGCGAAGGGCAAGAACGCTGAAGCTGATGCTGCAGCGAACAGAATTGCTGATTTCATCAGTGACCAGGAAGGCGCTGATAGTTGCGTTGGCGCTATGCGATTGCTTGGCGGGTTGCCACCTCCAATAACTTCTACTGAAGGTCGCCTAATCTACCGATTACTGGTCAGTTGCACTTACGGTGAATAACAACACATATCTATCCATCAGGCTGCCTCTTGGCGGCCTTTTTTATTTGAAGAGGTAACACATGCAAGGTTGTCCAAATGACACCGGCAAGCTGATCGGTAAAGTTGCCGTTCTTCGTGCTGCATTCGGTTGTGCTGATGCACTACCTGCTCTAAGTGACTGGAAGCGCCTTGGTGCGCTAACAACTAAAGGCTTCGACTTCTCCCCTAACACGGTGACGTCTGAGGCAGACGATACCAAAGGGCTCGTTGAGAGCCTTGTCACGAACATGGATTTCACCATTTCGGGAGAAGGTGAGTTCCGTAAGAAGGACAAAACCACCGAGATTGGCGCGATTCATATCTCTAAATACATCTTTGATGAAGTGCAGGCGGGGCGGCAGCCAACCTTATGGCTTCGTTTCGACTTCGTCGGCGAAGATTCTGGCACCTACATCATGGGGTACTTCAACACCACGTCCTGGTCTGGTGATTTCGGCGGCACTGATATTTCCACTTTCTCTGGCGAGTGGAAAGTAGCTGATTCCGATACTGTGGTATTTGAAGTCGGTGATGATATTCCTGTTACCGGCGTAACTGTTGCTCCAGCAACCGCGAGCATTGCCGTAGGGGCCACTCAGCAACTGACTCCTACGATTCTACCAGCTGATGCCAGTGACAAAACCGGCACCTGGTCATCCTCAGCAACCGGCAAAGCCACTGTTAACCAATCAGGGCTAGTGACTGGGGTTTCAGCTGGTTCGGCGATTATCACTTTCACCTCTAACGATGGTGCTAAGACATCGACCAGCGCGATCACTGTCACCGCGTAACTATCACAAAGGGCATGCATGTGCCCTTGATGATAATTATTCGAGGTTACCCAATGATACCGTTCACCGAAATTGGCGAGATGCTTATCTCAGATGCTGACCGCGATTACTTTTTCAGACCATCGTTCGCCAACATGTCACGTATAGGTTCGCCAGCGGCGATTGTAGAGCGTTTTGCTGAGCTGCATACCAGTGACGCGCCTCGTTTGCTTGAGGCTGCCATAGCGGCATATGGAGAGATCCCTGGGTGGTTGCTCACCCACATTAACGCGCCTTCTTTCAGTAGCGATGCCATCTACGCCGGAATGATCGTCATGCAGGCATGTTGTGATGATGATATCAGCGCGCTGGTGGGGGAACTCAAGCCGAGCAAGAGAGGTAAGAGAGCATTTGTTTTTCGCCAGGGTAAGATGCCAGTAAGCGATATTATCGTACTTGGGCAGGCACTCATTACTCACGGCATCATCGGTAAGGCTAAGGTGCGAAAGCTGCAACGCCATGAGTCGAACAACTACGTGAACGAGTTCAAAGCATTTGAGTACATCAGCGCAGCACGTAACCACTTCAACATGCCGAGAGCGGAAGCTGAGCAGCTCACGATGACCGAATTCCAGCAACTGCTTGCCGCCAAGTACCCTGAGCAGAAAGGCTTCACACGTGAAGAGTATGACCAGGTGATGGACGAGGATGATAAGCGCTGGCAGGCGATGATGAAAAAACAAAAAATTTAATAGCCCTTAAACGAAGTGGAAGATGAATCAGTTAACGCATTTTTCGCTAATGCTGGTGTACGGTGGCGTTGTGCGGGTCACTACAACGCAATTCAGAGCCATTTAAGGTAATTCAAGGTAAACAAAACGGTTAGTCGACATTGAAAGATGACCATTTAGGTAATACACTTCGAAGCGTAAGTTAGATGAGATGAATGTTGAATTTGGATGCAATGTCTTTGGCGTTGCATTTTTTGTCACTAAAAACAGCACATAAGAAGAATGATGAGAGTTCCGCAACCAAAATCTGGCGAGTTGATCGACCTACTGACTCCATCCTTGATACAGGGCAAAAATTTGCTCAGTGAGTTTGAGATAAGACGTGTGATCAACGAAGCTCGTAAGTTGCCGGATCGTTACCAAGGGCTCTCGATTGAAGGCTTAGTCAAAATTGTATGCGATGACCTTGAGGAAGGGTATGCCCTGCTTGAAAGAGCTTTAGCGCTATCTCCATCAGATGCCGTATCGTGGGGGAATTTCTCGCGTGCAGTGGGAAACAAAGCTATTCACAGCAAGCAAATAGAAATACTCAGAAGAGCTCTGGTTATCAGAGAGCCAGTATTGCTGGTTGAGGCATTGATAATTGGTGCGTTTTGGGCCGACATGGATTTGCTGGATAAGGTGGTTCCCATGGTTAGAGCTATGGAAATACAACTAAGCGACCAAGCCATGAAAGCTATCGCTATGTATGAGCGTATGCTTGGGTATGGAGACAAGGCTAAGCAGGTAACTGATGTAGCTAAGGTGGTAATGTCTGTAGCAGAACGTCATCATTTACCATCCGACGTTAGCCGGGTGGATGATGATGAGGAAGGGTTAATGGGGTTCTGCTTGTTTGTGAACTCAGAAGACGCTGCCTATCTCCAAGCATTGAACAATGAATTATTAGATGAAATGATCGAGGCTGGGTTAGAGACAAGTGACTGTGTTGGCTTCTTTGAGCCAGGTGGTAAAGAATGCCTGTAAATCATGATTGCTTCATGGAGTTAGCCAAAGCTTCAGTCACCAATTCTGGTGAGCAGTGGACAAGGAATGCAGTAAGCAGAGCCTACTATTCCATGTATCATTCTGCTTTACGAGTGGTTGGTGGTGTAGTTCCTACTCATGATAAGCAAGGTGAAAAAATACCTGGTGGCACGCATGCAAGGTTTTACAACTACCTTTGCAGTGGAGAGGCTGCAGCAGAGCATAACGTTGACCCGACGCTAACAAAAAAAATCGGTCTAAAGCTTAAAACACAGCATTTTCATAGAGTGACCGCAGACTACAAGCTTTCACAAAAAATCAATCGCGTAGTTGCAGTTATAAGCATTCAAGATGCAGAAGAAATTGATAACTTAGTCAGCACGTTGATTATTCCTGACTGAGCTTGCTTAGTTCACGGAATTAACCCACCCAAGAGGTGGGTTTTTGCTTTCTGACCATCCACTTATTTCATAACCAAATTATTCCAGAATCCTGAAATGAACTCAGGGTTGAAGGCTATCTCCAGCACGATGGCACCCAGAACCAGTATCAGCATAGTCTTTTGCATGGTGACCTCCTTTGTGTTTTAAGAGAACCCATGTTGTCACTCGCCCTACGCCTGATTCCAGGGAAAAGCCCGACAATACGCGGACGAAAACCGCTTTGTCGTTGCTACCGCCGCACCCTCTGCTACCATGTAACGACTTGTTACTTGTCTATGGGAAATGGACTAAATGAAAAAGATTGCAGTAATAGGGGTTGTTCTCGCTTCACTGATGCTATCTGGGTGTGAGTCGCCACAAATGGCAGAGGCCAAGCGGAAAGATGCAGAGTTTGCAAGCGCGGTAAAAAACATAAATCTTGAAACTGCAGATGTAGGCGAAGCCCCAAAAAATTACAAAGAAGCTGTCGAAGAGGCAATAAGAGGCCAACTGAAAGACCCTGACTCTGCAAAGTTTTCAGGCATGACCACTCCCAGAAAGGAAGTAATGGTTGAGAATAGAGATTTTGTTTACGGCTACTCGACCTGTGTATTTGTTAATGCGAAAAACTCCTACGGTGGTTATGTTGGCAAGCAACTTTATTGGGTTTTCTTAAGAGATAATCAGGTTCGTCGCGTAAAAAACACAAGCGGACAGTTTGGTAATATTGTTTTTGTTGGTAGACCTATCAACTGTAGTTGAACTTACAAGAAATTTAATAACCTCGCATATGCGGGGTTTTTTTATGCCTGGAGATCAGAGAATGGCAGAGCAAGACGGTGGGACATTAAGCTATCAAGTTGAGATAGACACAGCAAAAATGCTCACAGGAAGTCGTAGGGCATCTGACGTCTTGGGGGAAATGGAAAAGCAATCAGGTAAGGCAGATGCGAGCTTATCAAAATTAGAAAAACAGGCTGGTACGACTGGCTCTACTTTGGGGGCGCTATCCCGCGTTGCCACGGCAGTTACTGCCGCTCTGTCTTTCCGTGAAGTGATGGCCTATGCCGATGCGTGGACAACATTAAATAATAAGCTGGCGAATGCTGTTAGAGAAAATGAGTCTCTGGCTGATGTTACTGAGCGTGTTTTTCAAATAACCCAAGCAACTCGTTCCAGTTTGAATGGAACTGCAACGCTTTATGCTCGCTTGGAACGAGCGACCAGGGAGTACAATACATCGGCAACGGATCTTGCGAAGTTAACCACCATAATCAACCAAGGATTTGTGGTTTCTGGTGCTACAGCGCAAGAGGCAGAGGGGGCTATTGTCCAACTTTCTCAAGGATTAGCTTCAGGAGTTTTAAGGGGGCAGGAGTACAACTCAGTTGCGGAGCAGGGTAGTCGGCTATCGATTGCCCTGGCTGATTCGCTGGGGGTTAGCATCGGACAACTTCGGGCGATGGCCGCACAAGGGAAACTTACTACTGATGTGGTTGTGAAAGGCTTGCTGTCTCAAGGTGATGCTATTGGCAGAGAGTTTGCCAAAACAACCATGACTATCGGTCAAGCCAGCCAAATTGCCGGGAATAACATCACAAAGTTTATTGGCAGTTCTGCCACTGTGAAAACAGGGATGATGGTATTTAATGATGCCATTATCACCTTAAGTGAAAACTTAACTGCTGTTTCAAACGTGATATTGGCTATTTCGGCAGTGATTGGTTCTCGATATGTATCGGCATTGACCGCTGCAACATTGGCAACTGTAGCGAACACTGTAGCTTCTACCAGAGCCGCTATAGCGCAAGGATCGCTTAGGGCGGCATTGGTCGCAGCCCTAACCCCTCTTGGAGGGCTTGTTGGAGCAGCAACCCTTGCGTCGGCAGCTATCTTCTATTTCTATCAGAGGGCGCAACAAGCCAAGCAAGAAGCAATAGATTTTGCCGATAAACTCGATGGTGTTATCGCAAAAATGCGCACCATGAGTAGCGTTCAGTTAGCCGCAGAAATAGACAAGGCCAGCAAGTCAATTAAGCTTCAATCTGAAGAGTTAAAAGGTAGCGAGGCACAACTCACTGACCTGACATCCAGATTAGAGAACGCAAAGGCTGCCGTTGCAGGTTTAGCCCAGAGTAACCTGCTTTATTCTGATGCTGTTTCAAAGCTTAATCAGCTTGAAAGCGAGCATATTCAGTTAACAGCTCAGGTAGAGTCCGAACAGACTAAATTAAGCCAGACAATCAGCAAAACCGGAATTTTGCGGGCTCAAATGAACGGAACTTTTCAGCAGGGCATAGACTTGCTGAAGCGAGACGGACATGAGGCTGGGGTATCCTCCGGGTTGTTTAATCAGCTCGGCGATGCGTTGAATTTCGCGGCAAGGGCCAAGGATAAATTTAATTCTACAAGCCTGAAGGTTGAGCGACCGAAAAACGTTCAGGATTACCTCGATAAACTCAACGATCAGGTTGAAATACAGAGTGAACTGAATGAAAGAAAGCGTTCCCAGCTTAAGGCCGAAAAGGACATTAGAAACCTTGGCGGCAGCGAGCAGGACGTAATGCTTGCGCGTGAAAGGGCTGGTGTTGAGTATGACAGAACAAAAGCCATTCAGGAGCAGAAGCAAGCTACAAAGGAAAATACGGCTGAAGGGAAAAAGGCCGCAAGCCAAGCGGAAAGCGTTGCCCAAAAACTTGCAAATTTAAAGCAGCAGTCCGAAATGGTAGCAGACTCGACAAATGATCTAAGCCGCGCCCAGTCCATTCTAAATGCACAGCAGTCATTAGGGAAAAGTGCAACACAGGCACAAATAACCTTGGCAGGGCAATATGCTGCAAAAAAATGGGACACAGCAAATGCGATAAAGGCTCAGGCTGCTGCTGAAAGGCTTCTACCTGAGACTAGAGAGAATGTGACCTACACGCAGGATGTGAAGGATCTTAATACTGCGCTTGCTGCGAAAAGGATTAGCCAGTCGCAATATAACGCGACTTCTGAACGATTAGAGCAAGAGCATCAGGCCACCTTGGCACAAATACGTGCTGGGCAAGTTGTTACCGCACAACAGGATTCAGCTGGTTCTGTTGACCCTGTCCAAGCATTGGCAAATGAAAATGCCAAAAAGATGGAGCTCATCAAGCAATTTGAGGCTGATGGCACACTAACGCACCAACAGGCTATCGCTTTACGAGCTGGTGCTGATCGTCAGTATGAAACTGATCGTGTTAATGCTCAGTGGGCGCTGTTCACTCAACAGAGCATCGGTTACGAGGCTTTGGGTGCGGCTGTTGACTCGTTCGGACAAAGTGCTAGTTCTGCGCTTTCTGGTGTCATCACCGGCACACAATCTGCGTCAGACGCAATGAGGGGGCTTGCTGATACTGTTCTGAGTAGTGTCATTCAAACATTTGTCGAAATGGGATTGCAGCAGGTTCGGGCCGCTGTGATGGGTACTGCTGCGCAGACATCCGGTATCGCGGCTGTGACGACGGCGCAGGTAGCTTCCACAGCGACGACAACGGCGACAAGCGTAGCTTCTGCAGGTACGACAATGGCCGCATGGTTACCGGCTGCGCTGGTGGCTTCTGTTGGCTCGTTTGGCGCTGCGGCAATCATCGGTGGTGCTGCTTTGGTAGGGGCCTTTGCTCTGTCCAAGACATTATCCGGTAAACGCAAGAATGGCGGCCCTGTGTCTGCTGGAAGCATGTATCAGGTAGGTGAAGGTGGTATGCCTGAAATCTACCAGGCATCGAACGGTAGTCAGTACATGATCCCAGGTGATAACGGCAAGGTGATCAGCAACAAGGACATGCAGAGTGGAGGAATGAACGTCGTGGTTAACTTCAATGACTATTCGTCAGGCTCGCATACTTATGATTACCAAGCATCACAGTCAGGCAATACGCTAACCGTTGATGCTTTCATAGCAGATATGGATAACGGTGGGCCTATGAGTCAAGCCGTATCGAGAAATCACCAAGCCCCTCGCAGGGCGACAAACTAACAACCCGCTCCGGCGGGTTTTTTATTACCGGGAGAAAACCGTGGCAATACCTTATCCCGACTGGCTATCCCTTCCTCAGAAGACCAACAAGGGCCGCACGATTGATACAGGGTTTCGTACCGATCAACCTGCAGTAGGTGCGCCTATCTTTCAGCGACTGACTGATGACCTTAAAACCACCTGGTCACTGAACTGGATTTTCACTCTGCCAGAGGATCGGGCGTTTGAGCAGTGGTACCGAAGTCCGCGTTATCTCGATAACGGCAACCAGTGGTTCACCATGCTTTGCAACCTTGGCGGCTCAGGCCTACAGCTTCAGGAACTACATTTTGTGGCCCCACCGGTGCAGACGAGCATCAACGGCAATACGACGACCTGGACGGGAAGCGTAATCACCCGGAACGTTTACAACCCGGATGATGAGTTCTCAGACGTTATTGTTGAGCTGCCGCCATATCAGTGGGGGATTATTGACGAAGTGGTTAACCGCGACATGCCGGAGTATTAAATGCCAACGTTACGCGAATTTCAGTCTCAGCGGCCTAACCGCATTTTGTACGACACCATGACGTTCTATCACTCGACATTCGGCTATATCCGCCTGGTGAATCGGCAAATTTATCCAAAGACGTTTGCGGGGCAGGTTTACACACCATGCAGAATGGAAGTTTCAGAGAGCCAGCAGAGCAACACGCCGGTAATCAATGCCACTGTGAAGTTTGGCCGGCTGGCGCAGGATTTCAAGCAGCAGTTGAAGCTTTGGCGTGCTTATTCACGGATAACGCCTATATCAGCCACCTACCAGCGCTTTGATGCGGCTGACATGAACACGCCGCTGAAGCCATGGACGCTTTACGTTAAAGATGTGTCGATGGATGAGAGTGACGTCACGTGCTCGCTAACACTGCAGAACCCGCTGAACAACAACATCGCCTTTCTCTATAACACTTCGGAATTCCCAGGGCTGGCCAATGCATAAATCTGACTTTGTGAACGTCATGGACGGCAAGCCGTGGCGCGATAGAGCGTGCTCATTTGACGCTGCGGATTGCTGGGGCCTGGTAGTTCTGTATTACCGCCATGTGCTGGGCATAGAGATACATCAAACACCGGACTACGAAGCCGGTAGCGACTTCCTGACGTGTTTTGATGGTGATGTTGTGTTCTGGCAGCGGGCTGCAAAGTCCGCCGATGGTTGCATATTTATCGCGTATTACGGCAATGAACCAAAGCATGTCGGTTTGGTGGTGGATGGGCAAGCATTCCATAGCCGTGGCGAATCAGGCCAGGTGCGCTTCGACAAGCTTCGGACATTAGAAAAAGTGTTCACAAAAGTGGAGTTTTACGATTATGCCGTTGATCGAAGTTCAGCGCGTGCCGGGGATACCGAAAGAGCGACATAACCTCGCCGCAGGCAGTATGTTTTACCCCTGGCTGAAAACAGCTAACTTGCACCATGACGTTGAGATACTGAGGAACGGAGTTAAGGTAAAGCCTGATGACGAGCTAAATTTCCCACTTAATCAAGGCGACGTTATCAGCGTGTTTGACCAGCCAAAAAACGGCGCACTTGGCACAATCCTTAACCCCCTCGAACACTTCAACCCAATAAAGTTTACGCAGAAAATCCTTTCGTCGCTCATCAGCCAGCCGAGCGCTAACGCTGCGACGAACAACTCCAAGACATCCCCGAACAACAGCCTTAAAGGGCAGACCAATATTGCCCGTAACGGTGAGGCGAAGCCGGATAACTACGGCCAAGTAAGGGCCTTCCCTGACCTTATCCAAGAGTCGTTATTCGAGTACTCAGAAAATGTGAAGTACGTGACTGAGTGGATGAATTTTGGGCTCGGAAAGTATGACGTCACATCAGTTCGCTACTCAGAGTCAAATCTCGGGGCATTGGCAGGAGCCTCTTATCAGATCTACCAGCCAGGGCAGAACATACCGCTGATCAACGAAGGCTTCGCTTTCGATGATATTGATGGACAGACGTTGCCTGGCCCGAATGAAAACGAAGAGTTCCCTGCAGAGACGGCGACAACCACTGATGTGATTTCCGGCACTTTCGCTAATGGCGAAATATCTGTAAAGATAATTAAAAATAGCGACTTCGACTATTTCTATGATCTGTCATTTCCGCACTCCGTTTCTTTCGTCATCAATGTTACTTACAACACGGTATCAGGGCCTGTTACCCGCGATGTGACGATTTTTGGCGACATTATTTCAACAGAAACGACAGACGACGGTTCGCCTACCAGTCCTGTCTATTTTTACACCTTTGTGTTTAACAATCTCTCCGGCAGTGATGTTTCTTCACTTCCAGCAGACACGATCATCAACACGTCGATTCTGACGATAAATGACAATGAACCCTTTGTTGTCGGGCCTACGTTTGCCCCTGTTGCAGGCACGCAACTATGGGTGCATTTGCAGGCGCAACTGGGTGATGAGCAGTATGCGAACTGCCGTATTACCTTCTGGCAGGTGGATGAAGAAAACGTTCCTATCCCTGGGACAAGGCAAGAAACAGAAGCAGGTTTCCCCGGTGGTGACAGGGATCCGGATACGTTCTATAAGACAGTGAAAATAACGCCGTCAGCGGGTAGTGGCCGATATGCGGTGCAGCTTGAAAGGCTTGAAAACAGCAATACCGAAAGCAAGTTAAAAGTTGAAGCCATTCACATTGTCAGGACGAGAGTTAACGTCACGTATGCGAATGACACGCTCGTCACTGTCAGCGTTCGGGCGACAGAGCAGGCGACAAGCGCACGCGACCGCAAATACAACGCACTCATCACGCGTCACACAATTAGTTATGACCTAGCAACCCAGACTGTCGATTACACCGAAAGGCCGTCTCGTACGTTTGCAGATGCTGTGCTGCACACCTGGGTAAAAATGGGCGGACAGGCAGAATCCAGTATTGATATTTATGAGCTGTATTCAATTGCGGCTTCATTGCCGGATCCGCGCCTGGGTTACTTCGACTACACGTTTGATGATGAAGACATCTCGCTTGGGGCCAGGGTGCAGACCATTTGCGACGCGGCCACCGTTACCGCGTTTTGGGATGATGGCGTGTTGTCATTTACACGTGACGAGCGCAAGCCTAACGCTGCGACCTTGTTTAACCGCGCCAATACCAAAGCAGAGGATTACAGCCTTTCGTATGACATGACGCTCCCAGGCGGGTTTGATGGCGTTGAGGTCACATATAAGGATCCGGTAACAAATAAACAGGCCTTCATTCGTTATCGAATTGTTGGTGATCGGATAGAAGAGGGCGCGGCGGTTAAGCCGAAGAAGTTCAGTATGCTTTATGTACGGAACTCTTATCAGGCTCGGGACAGGGCGATCAAGGAGGTGCGCCGTCTTCTCTACTCACGGCAGACGATGTCTATTCGGGCGTTAGCCGATGGGGAATGGGTGAATGTCGGGCAAATGGTGCAGGCTGCCGATACATACGATACCAATCAGCAAGCAGGTTACATCAAATCGCGACAAGGAAATGATTTTTACACCAGTGAGCGCATCGAATGGCAGGGAGACATGTTTGTCATCGTAACTGATGACAAAGGAACCCCTACAGAAAGAATCCAAGCTTTTCCTCGTAGCGACACGATATTTGGATTCACTGCAGCCGTACCAGAAATAACTCTCAATATTTTTGACGGATATAACGTCCAATCGCCATCACGTTACGTTATTGCAACGCAAGTGGAGATGGATGCAACAAAGTGGACTATTACCGAAAAGAAACCCAATGGCGACGGGACTACCTCGTTAACCATGTCGGAATATAACGATGAAATGTATAATTACGAGGTTACAGCGTAAATGACCACACCTACCAGCAAACCAATACCAAGTAATGATGTTATTGATTTCAAGTTCAATGCGGAAAAAATTGATGAGGTAGTCAATTCCAGTGCTGAAAAGTATGTAGATAGGTTTGGAACGGAACGTTTCACGCTTGAAGGCATTAGGAATAACCTTTCGCCGCTTGGTAAGGCCTATACAACGGAACAAGCCGCAGCAGCTATAACATCAGGGGAAATACAGGAAGGGGCATTCTTTTTCATCTGGTCTGATGATGAAAATTCTGTAGCTGAAAAAAATCAAAATATTGGAGGAGTAATCACTCCTACTGGAGTTAAAATATCAAGTGAACAATTTGTTCAGATGGTATATCAACAGGCTTTAGATAACCTTGCTGCAATTTCTCAGTTAAATAACAAAACAAAAATATTGAGAAATTATGCATCTCCTGATTGGCATTGGTCTTTAGAGGGCGCTGGTGGGCCATCAGAAACGGCCATGGCACTCGACAATGACTTTGGGTTGTGGCTGGCAGGATTGAAATCCTCTATTCAAGATTATATTGAACAGCTAATTCCTAAAAGTGTCGCTAACCGTTATCAGAACATGCAATACGTCCTCGTTGCTAAAAATGGAATCGATGGACTGTTAACCATTAGTGATAACGGTGATCTTCGAGTTGTTGGCATGGATGACATCCTGCAGGATCGGCTTGATGCTATCTGCTCAACAACGTTCTCTCGACGCGTGGTTGGGTTCCAGTTCGTTATTTTCACTTCAGATATGAAGACGGCTCTTTTAGCGATTGATGACGATGGAGGTCTTCATGTACCAGGAATTGACGGGCCGCTGCAGGATAATTTGGGGGAGTCGTTAGCCACAATCAAAACTGTAGGTGGTATCCCTGCAGCGGCATGGCGCGGAAATGTTGTTTGGTCAGAGCGACCGGTTCTCACTGCACAGAAGCTAACTACATCAGGTTTTGTGCTCAGCTACATGCCAGGCGGTGAGGCGATTGCAGGCGCAGGGGTTATGTATGTCCCATCTGTACGGGAAATGCCGGTTGATGCACAGGAAATACACGGTGGAGGCTCTACAGGACAGTCACTCAACACACCGTACGACCAAGCTGGAGCTAATATTGTCAATCGTGACCCTGCATTTCGTGGGCGCGCGCTTTCCGGCGCTAATGGACGGCCAGAAGGTGGTGGGCTAACGCCAGTAAGCGCAACTGATCTCACAAACATGAACGATATGCAGTATCCGAGTTATCGGCAAGGAAACATCTTACCGATGTATAACTCGCTGCTTTCAGCAAATCCGGGAAATCAGATCTTTATTCATGCGCCGTTTGCTGCCGGAGGGCGCTCATTCGCTCAGATCAGCAAAGGCACTGTGCCATATCAAAACGGAGTAACATTTGTACAGTTAGCTAAAAATGCTGCTGATGGGGTTGGTAAACCTTACAAGTTAAAATTTGTGACGATTGAAAATGGCGAGACGGATAATGATAACGGGAGTTCGCAAAATCCAGGGGACTTTCTGGAACAGGAAATAGCATATTTCTCTGATCTCCAAGCCGACTGTAAAGAGGTCACTGGGCAATCAGAAGACTTCCTCATTGTGGTTGGGCAATTAGGCAGCAGGATTAACACGAAAAATCAACAAGTCGATGAAGCAGGCAATCCTATCGGGACACCAGTGGTAGTTCAGTCCTATTCAGTATCTGCAACTGACCAGCTCAATTATGTGCGCCAAAGCGCTGCGACAGCAATAATGTATGGCCCTAAATACCTTCTTAATTGGTTGTATGGCGTAGATCTTAGCCATATCAACGCTGATGGGAAAGTGTTGCAAGGGGAGTATACGGCTCAGGCAATTTTTTGGCATCTTTATGACCCAGCAAGAAAGGGCACATGGACTGGGCTGAAAGTAAAATCATTAACACGCAACGGTTCTACTATTGATTTACTCTGTGATGTCCCATTCGCACCGATTGTTATCGATTCAACATTTATTGCTGATTGCCTAAATAAAGGTATTGGACTTGAAAATAATTCAGCCACAGTGCAGAGCGTGTCTGTTGTTAATGGGAATATAATTCGTGTCGAGTTTGACCAAGCCCCAGCAGATAGCGACATGCTGCTTATTGGCTTCACCAATACTACACCGCATTCAAATGGTTCAATTTATCCGCTGACATGTTTTAGGGATTCCTCCCCAAGAAAATCACGCTGGATTACAAAAAACGGCCAGCCTTTCCCGCTTTATAACTGGGCATGCCTTGATCGCCTTCCATTGACCGGAGAGTTTTAAATGACAGCAGCAATTAACACTGGTAAAGCTTATGCGGGTTTCCGCGCGGCCCTCGATTTGTCGGCATCAATACTTGACCCGCAAGCATTATTTAATGCGTACAAGGCTCGTGTAATTGCCGATGGAGGCACCGTTCCCGATGAAGCTGGATGCTTGTCCCGCTTTACCTTCTTGCTAAATAACGGCATGTACGATCGCACCACTGTATGTGCAGCTCCAGCATTTGGTTTAAAAGTTGATGGTTCTGGGAACGTCCAGACCGTATACAACATGATCGGTGCCAGCGGTGACCTATTGGCAGGCTCCCAGGGGGTTCCACAGCGGCCAATGACTTACGATGCCACTACGCGAGCTGTGATCATTCAGATTACTTCAAGTGGTGGCTGGTTCTTGAAAAGCCGAGCCAACCAAATTATTCAAAAAGGGAAAACATATCTGATCGCTGGGCGCATGAGTGACATTGAAAGAGCGGACAATAACGGTATTCAGATGGGATATAACATTAACAATCTACCTCTGGCGTACATGAGAACCATGTTAACTAATGGCAATGCTGTAACCGAAGCATGGCGATATGGCACTCGCGACAGTGCTTGGCCTGCTGGTACGGGAGGGGCTGTCGGAGCAGCAACATCTATCTACGCTGATTTCGTCCCTTCTGCAGGGCTGTTTAAAACGCAGACTGGTATTATTGCCGGATATGAAAAAGGTAAGTTTTCAGTTCCTTCCCCGGTTTCGGCGACAGGAAAGCTTGCCGATCTAAGCAGCTTTACGGCACCACTTTTAGTTGGTGGCTCACAAAGTGCGGGTAGTGTTGGTGCTTGCTATGGCTCATTTATGGACGCGTTATATTTGCATACCGCTGACGAGTCTGATGCAGTCCTCGCGTCACGACTGGGGATGTAATGCTATGCCGGGATGGACCCTGGCTATTTAACGTTGGGATTTTGATGCTGCCATTGTGTCACTTCAGTAGGAGTCATGGTAGTTGGCGTAGGGGGGGGATTTTCAAGTTGCTCACCTACCCCATTACCCGATCTTACAAAACGTAGTCTGGCGCTGGCTTTCACGCAACGCGTAGACAGTGTAAGATGCGCCCCATGCTATGTGGGTAGTTTTGGTTTTATGTCCATCACTGTGTCCACCGATTAAAAACGAAAGCGATTAATCCGAGAAAAAATCAATTAAATGAAACACATAAGAAACTTTTCCATTATTGCCCACATTGACCACGGTAAGTCGACGCTGTCCGACCGTATTATCCAAATCTGCGGTGGCTTGACCGAACGTGAAATGGCCGCGCAGGTGCTCGATTCTATGGATCTTGAGCGCGAGCGTGGCATTACCATCAAGGCGCAGAGCGTGACGCTGGATTATAAGGCGCAGGACGGCCAAACCTACCAGCTCAACTTTATCGACACGCCTGGACACGTTGACTTCTCCTACGAGGTTTCCCGCTCACTGGCCGCCTGTGAAGGTGCACTGCTGGTGGTCGATGCCGGGCAGGGCGTAGAAGCCCAGACGTTGGCCAACTGCTACACCGCGCTGGATATGAATCTGGAAGTGGTGCCGGTACTGAACAAAATTGACTTGCCGGCAGCCGATCCCGATCGCGCCGCGCAGGAAATTGAAGACATCGTTGGCATCGACGCTACCGATGCGGTGCGTTGCTCGGCCAAAACCGGCGTTGGCGTACCAGAAGTGCTCGAACGCCTGGTGCGTGATATTCCGGGGCCGGCAGGCGATCCGGAAGCACCACTGCAGGCACTGATCATTGACTCCTGGTTCGATAACTACCTGGGCGTAGTTTCCCTGGTACGCGTCAAGAACGGCACCATGCGCAAGGGCGACAAGATCAAGGTCATGAGCACCGGCCAAACCTATAATGCCGATCGTCTGGGCATCTTCACCCCGAAACGTGTCGATCGCGACGTGTTGAACTGTGGTGAAGTGGGCTGGTTGGTCTGTGCAATTAAAGACATCCTTGGCGCACCGGTGGGCGATACCCTGACACTGGCTCGTCAACCGGCGGACAAAGCCTTGCCGGGCTTCAAAAAAGTGAAGCCGCAGGTTTACGCAGGTCTGTTCCCGATCAGCTCCGACGACTATGAATCCTTCCGCGACGCGCTGGGCAAGCTGAGCCTGAACGACGCCTCGCTGTTCTACGAGCCAGAAAGCTCCACCGCGCTGGGCTTCGGCTTCCGCTGTGGCTTCCTCGGCCTGTTGCACATGGAGATCATTCAGGAACGTCTGGAGCGTGAATACGATCTGGAGCTGATCACCACCGCGCCAACGGTAGTGTATGAAGTGGAAACCACCAGCAAAGAGACTATCTACGTTGATAGCCCATCCAAGCTGCCGCCACTCAATAACATCGAAGAGCTGCGTGAACCGATCGCCGAATGTCACATGCTGATGCCGCAGGAGTTCCTGGGTAACGTGATCACTCTGTGTATTGAGAAACGCGGTGTGCAGACCAACATGGTTTACCACGGTAACCAGGTTGCGCTGACTTACGAAATTCCGATGGCGGAAGTGGTACTAGACTTCTTCGACCGTCTGAAGTCCACCTCGCGCGGTTATGCGTCGCTGGATTACAACTTCAAACGCTTCCAGACCTCTGACATGGTGCGCGTCGATGTGTTGATCAACAACGAGCGTGTGGATGCGCTGGCGCTGATCACTCACCGCGACAATTCGCAGTACCGTGGTCGTGAGCTGGTAGAGAAGATGAAAGAGCTGATCCCGCGTCAGCAGTTCGATATTGCCATTCAGGCGGCTATCGGTACTCATATCATCGCGCGTGCGACGGTGAAACAGCTGCGTAAAAACGTTTTGGCGAAATGCTACGGCGGTGACGTCAGCCGTAAGAAGAAGCTGCTGCAGAAACAGAAAGACGGTAAGAAACGCATGAAGCAGGTGGGTAACGTCGAGTTGCCACAAGAAGCGTTCCTGGCCATTCTGCACGTTGGCAAGGACAAGTAA